AACATCTACACGTGAAAGGCCAACATCTGTCGACGCTATAGTGATAGCAGAAGCACCAGGTGTAACAGTTATACCAGCACCAGCCGTTATTGTAGATGTACCTAATTGACCGTTAGCGTCATGTGCCACAATAGTAGCAACTGAGCCTACATTTGTACCAACTATACCAGCTATAAAACATGTGTCTTGTTGGCCATCGCCAGTGCCTTGGGTTCCGATGCGTATTGTATTGTTGTCGCCTGCTGTACCTGTATTAGAAAAAATAATGTTGTCGCTATCTGTGAGCGTTAAACTACTTCCAGCAGAATCTCCTATCGCAATATTGTATCCACCAGTAGTAATATTCTCTAGGGCAGATTGACCAATTGCAGCATTTCTAACTCCAGTTGTAAGATCAATTAAGGCACTTGCCCCCATAGCCATATTATAACTACCAGATGTACACGCAAATAATGAAGCTGATCCGATTCCACAATTATTCAAGCCATCTTGAACGCCTGATAATGAACTGTTTCCAATACCAACATTATAATCACCTGTAGTCAATGCATCTAATGAATTTCTGCCGACTCCTACATTATATGTAGCTCCAGATAATGTGCCGTTTCCAGAATTAGCACCAACAAATAGATTGCCTGTACCATATGCATGAAACTGTCTAACACTATTTATCTCTATAACACCTTCTGAGAGCGCAGCATTAGTTGTAGGAAGATTTAAATTGTTTGTTCCAATTATGTCACCAACTGTACCTAGTTGCCCGCTAGCATCTACAAGGACAGTTCCAGTTACTGCCCCTGCCGGAGTGGATCCGTTAATCCCAGCTATAAAGCATGAATTTTGTTGGCCATCACCAGTGCCTTGGGTTCCTATACGAATTGTATTATTGTCTGTAGCAACACCCCTATTCATTATAGCAATATTATCGCTATCTGTAGTAGTTAAATCAGCTCCTGATGCATTACCAATACAACAATTATAACTTGCAGATGTTATGCCAGGCCCCCCTAATGCTCCTACACCAATACATGTATTCCTAACTCCCGTAGTCAAAAATGGACAACACACAAAGCCAATACCAATATTATAATCACCATCAGTAACCTTCTCGAGAACATCTGCACCAATAGCAATATTTCCTAAACCACTTGTACAAGCTGTTAGGGCATCAAATCCCAATCCAAAATTATTTGTTCCTGTCGTCAATGAGTCTAATGTATTTGTCCCAATACCAACATTTTGAACTCCACTTAGGGTTCCATTTCCGGCTCCAGCACCAATAAATAAATTATCTGTTCCATATGAGTGTATAAATCTAGTGCTATTAATTTCTATAACACCTTCAGTAAGAGCAGCATTAGTTGTAGGAAGATTTAAGTTGCCAGCAGAAGCCGTTATGTCGCCAGTAGTAGCAACTAAACCTGTACCTGCTGTAGCTGTTCCAGAAAACGAAGGACTACCAGTCCATGTAGGATCAGCACCAGTAGAACCCATAATAGTTTCACCTGTAGCACCTACAGCCAAAGGAGTGACCGCTCCTGCGCCAGATCCAATCATAACAGCATGATCTGTAATTGTAGATAATCCAGTACCGCCATTAGCTACTGGAGTTACCCCGGTAACATCAGCCGCCAAATCAACTGCTGAATATGTTGGATCAGCCCCCGTATTACCATGAAGAACCGTGTTTGAAGCTCCTACAGCTGTTACACTGAATGCTCCTGCGGCAGAACCAAGTAACACGCCATGATCTGTAAATGTTGCCGCACCAGATCCACCATTAGCAACTGGAAGCGTACCCGTTACATCAGCAGCTAAATCTATAGCACTCCAAGATGGATTGGCACCAGTGTTACCATGTAAAACAGTATTATTTGTTCCCACGCCCAAAGAATCAAGTGACCCTGTAGCGTCACCAACTTGTACTGCATATTGCGTTGTACCCGTAACTGCTATGGTCGCCGTACCACCCAATGAAACAGGAGATCCGGTAACCGTAATGTTATTACCATCGCTTAATGTTATAGACGAGTTTACCAACGCTGCATTAGGAACCGCACCCCATGTAGGATCTGCCCCTGTCGCCCCTAGAAGTACCTCATTTGTTGCTCCAACAGCTACCTCATTAACAGCATTTGTTCCGTCACCCACTATCAATGCATGTGCCGTGATGGTGGAAGCACCCGTTCCACCATTAGCAACAGGCAATGTACCCGTTACACCATTAGCTAAATTGATTTGATCCCATGCAGGATTATTCGAAGCTCCCGTATTGGCTATATATCTCGTCGCTGTTGCATCTTTAGTTAGCCCAGCAACTGTGTTGTCAGATGAAGAATAAATAACGTCACCCTGGCTTGTTGTAGCTGGATACGTTGCAGTACTCCATGCAGGATCAGATCCTGCACCACTAGACTGCAAGACTTGATTAGCTGAGCCTATAGATAAAGAATCTAAACTGCCAGTAGCGTCCCCAACCTGTATCGCATATTGTGTTGTCCCAGATACCGCTATAGACACAGTTGATGCTGCACCTGATGTGGTAATATTTCCACCAACTGCACCCTTTACCTGAAGGACACCTAAAGCTGGAGTAGCCGTTCCAGCGTCACCATCAAAAGAAACGGCGACAGAACCAAATAGGTTGAGATCTAATGATCCTGCGCCTGGAGTAAACGTAATGAAGCCAGAAGATGAAGTTAGCGCCGCAAATACCGGGTCTGCACCAGTAGAGCCTATTAATAATTGGCCGTCAGTGCCTGGCCCTACAGGGGTAACAGCACCAACACCAGATCCAATCATAACAGCATGATCTGTAATAGTTGTCAGCCCAGTACCACCTTGAGGAACAGTTGCAGGGAGAACCGATATAGCACAGGCACCCCTTCCTAAAAATCCACTCATTATTTTCCTCCATACATATAAGTAACCGTTACCTTCTTTGTAGTAGGAGTTTCATCACGCTTAACATATATGGTTCTACCTATTGGAAAGTTAAGATCACCATCATCGCCTTTCTTATTTGCTTGATGGTCAATTGTTATAGCAGTCTCAGAAGGTAACCATAACCGCGTTAAGAGCCCGTCTTCTTGCTCCCATCCAAAATACAAATCCGCATCAGTCCAATTCATAATAATTGTATTATATGCAGGTTGAGTTGGAGTAGCCCCAACAGCTACAAAATTTGCAGTTATTGACCCTGCAGCCAATTCTCTAAGCTCTTCAGCATTTGCTCTAGCACTATAATTCACAACAACTCCTTATTATTTGGAGATTATTTTTTTTCTTCTATAATTTCTTCAACTTCAGATACGACGCCATTTTCAGGTGTAGCATCTTTAGCCTTTTTTTCTAGCTCTTCATTCACCTTTTCCATCTTCTTTTTCATAATCAAAAAGAATTGAGCAGCCGCATCATAACTTGAATGAACCGGTGTATATGCAGGTGCTGTAAATGTATATGTATTATCGTCGATCTCTACTTCTAATGAGTATCTCATTGTTTCTTTCATGTTTATCCTTTAAAAAAAATGTTAATAAAATTGTATCTTCCATAGCATATCAACTATAAAATTCCCTGCCCACAATTGAGTAAGCAGGGAATACCATATATTTAATTAAGCAGCAATTATCCAGAAAGTAAGGATGCAGTCCCCATTGAGCGCTGCGGCTCCTTCATTGATGCATGTAACTTCAAATGAACCAGCTTTTGGCTCTACACGAGTTATAGACATTTGGGCATCATTGGTTCCAACGTTAGCCATTGTGCATAGTATTGCAGAAGTTGTTGTGCACAAACTGTTTGTTACAGTGAACACTTGTGATGCAGCACTTGCAACTGTGAGTCCTGTAAACGTTCCAACACCAACATTGGCATTTATTGTTACAGCTGCTGCCGCTTGACTGTCAGCAACAGGAACCATATCAATAAATCCATCAGAGTCTAGTGTTATTCCACCTGTACCGGCAAGTATATCAATGCCGCCCGCAGCATGTGAAGCCTCAATAGTAATCGCACCACTAGATGCTAGCCCTGAATCAACATCTATTCCACCAGCAGTAGACTTCAATGACAAAGAATCAAGAGCAGTACCTTGAGCTACCAATAGATCCATGGTTTCAGAGGTTCCGCCATCTGTCGTTAACAGAATCGCCTGTGTCGCATCCTCAGTTGCCTCTACAACAAATTGGCCACCAGTTGTTAGAAGGTTTAATCCACCTGTGCCAGCGGTCATTGTAATTCCGCCCGCTATGTTTGTTGCCCGTAAAGTCAAGGCATTTATAAGCGCAGCTCCAGCGTTAACATCTATTCCACCAACAGTAGAACCTATAGCCACAGAATCAACCGCTGTACCCTGTGAAGCAACGATATCTATAGTTTCTGAAGTTCCGCCATTTGTATTCAACAAAATCGCCTGAGCGGCGTCATTCGTAGATGCTATAGTAATAGAACCTGTAGAATCACACGCAGTTCCCCCAGTTCCTGAATCCATATCAATTCCACCTGCGGCATTAGATGTAACAATCTTTAAAGCTGCGGCGCTAGCTAAACCAGCATCTAATCTTATTGCTCCAACATCTGCTGTTACGTTAATAGCAGCAGCACCGGTCCCTTGTACATTATTCAAGTGGATGGTCTCACTTGTACCGCCATCGGTTTCTAGCAGTATTGCATCTGCAGCGTCATCATCGGCTTCTATATGACAGGTACCAGAAGACATTGTAAAACTGTCACCCGCTGTAATAAAACTTGTAGTGGTAACACTTGTAAAGGTTCCACTTCCCCCACCTGCATTTATCCATGTTGATACACCCGCTGTTATATCAACCAAGAAAAATACATCTTTACCAGGATTATATATCCATGGTGTGCCAATTTCAGCTCTATCCTTAGTAGTAGGAGCCCTGTCTGCTACCACTGGAATAGGAGCCATATCTATTAATGGCTTACCAACACCGTATGCAAGATTTCTTTCTATGTACCTTCTATCATATGCCATAATAATTCCTTATTTCTGCATTAACAATTTTACTATCAACTCAAAATAATAAGATATAGTTATATAGCGCTACTAAAAAAATAACTTTTGTCACCAAAATAACGATACAAATAGAAAGGATAATTATGAATAAAGGTATAGTTCTTATGCTTTTTACATCGATATTAACTTCAAATTGCGCACGATATTCACCACCACCTAAAAAAGGATCCAAAGAATATCTAGACGAAAGAAGGCTTGTTAAAAAAATGATCAACGAGGCCAACAATCGAAACAAAACAAAGAGAACCAAGAAGTGAAACGCTTCGGGAGAAGAAGGCTATCATTAGATATACCAACTTATTTTCATACGAAACTAAAAGCTATATCTAAAAAGAGAAATATAACTATGACAAAAATATTACTACGCTTGATCTGTTATTATATTTCACAAGAAAAAGATTAACTTCTTCTTGCCCTTCGAGGTCTTCTGCGTCTTCTAGATTTTCGCTCCTCTAATAACGACTTAGCGTAATCCTTTGTAAATTCACCTTCTCTTTTGAGTCGCTTTATTGCAGTTGTAAAAATATTATTAACAGATTGCTGTGATGGCTCCAATCTGTCAGATAGCATCTGTTTTTTTAGGACCTTAATGTGCCGCTCTCTTCTTAATGGGTTTTCTATCTTCATTATTTTATCAACCCTGCTAGAATATTTATCCCTAAACAACTGACCACGCACAGAACCAATACGACGATTAATGTCATCATCAAATACCCTATTATCTTTTAATTTTTCTCTTATAGCATTTAACTTTCTCTCACCACGATCTTTATTGGGGTCCTTAAGAGCATTCTCTATAGCTGGTGTAGCTTTAAACAATGAAGTTTCCTTTGATATTGGGAACGTTCCAAAAGCTGATGCTATCCATTGCTTCATGCCTCCACGCACAGAGAAAGGCAGTACACCCTTTGCAGTCTCTAGAGCACGTCTTCCAATCTGCTTAAATCCTTTTTCCCCTTGCCATGCAACCATCTTACCGCCCTTACGTGTTGCATCAACGGCAAATGATCCATATTCAGACGGTGTAGAGTTTGCCAGCTGCTTCCATATCTCTTGTATTGCAGGAGTAGATTTATTGTACATAGTAGACACAAGTTTATCTAATCCGCTAACATATCCACCAAGCTCAAGGAATTGTTTACCTAAGTGTGATTCCATAATGGTACCATCAGGGTGACGACCGAACTGAACTACATCGCTCTTATTTGGACCATACTTTATATCAATTTGTGGTATTTTCCAACTCATCATGCTGCGGATCATTGGTAAGCCACCTTCGCCCATCTTGACATTACCCAACTCTTTTAGGCCACGACTAGGATCAAAACCAACAGATTTATCTTCTTTTTGATATATGCTACCCATAAACGCTCTCATTAAGCTAGCTCTAACTACATTATTAAATAAGTATCTAGCCATATAGCGACGACCAATTTGGCCAGCTAGTCCTGGCTTAAATGCACCCATAGCTTGCTTAATGTTAGATATTGTCCAATCTGGATATGCTATAACTCTACGCATTAACTTTCTTGATCTAGCAGTCTTAAAGAACTTACTAGTTTCCCAGTTTTGACCACCAAATACATTGTTTATCTGCTCAGCCACGATACTATTTATTTTTTTAGCCTCTGCTGTACTTGCTTTCCTGCCATGAGTTTTCTCAAACATCTCTACTTGAGCGTTAGATATTTCATGGAACGCTACACGTTTTGCATTAGGAATAAACTCTTGATGTAGATAACCCATCCCACGTTGTATCTTTTTTAGCGATAGCGGGCCTTTTGACGCGCCTGGAGGAGTTTGTCCTAAGAAGTATTCAAGTCCCTTCTCGAGCATATTAGACCCCTTCTTGAGGCGCAACGATTCTATAGGTTTAACTTGGAGTCCAGACTCAGCTGCCTTAGAGACTGCTTGTCTGTTTTCACCAAGCATCTTACCTTGGTTCATCAAGTCTACTAATCTTAACGATTTCTTTAGGCCTAACTGTCCAGCTATGTTTTCTATTTGTGTTGCATAGTGGAACGGACTAATAGCTACTCGTGCTATACGTACAAACTGGTTGGCCCTATCAAAGGCTTTCCAGTACCATGCATCAGGCGCAGACATCCCTTTCTGTGTGAATACGCCAGCCATTTCGCTCGCAAATTCAGGTGACACGTATGCTGGCTTTGACTGGTACTTGAATGAACCATCTTTTTGTGGAACAGCTTTTAGTAGAGGATCATCAAATCTCTTGTAACCTTTTTTAACGTATTCCGCCTTTTGTGCCTCTGATTCTGGATGCACTATAAACTTGTTGCCCTCTAAGTTTTGAAGGTCACGCACTTCGCTCAATAGTTTAGTATCAGCTTGGATCCTCAATTGCTGTTGACCATATTTTTTCACCAAGTCAAAAGGATTAGAATACTTAGGAGTCAATCCGCCTTTCTCCATAGCATCTGCTAATGTTAGGAAAGTTTTAGAGTTAGCTGCAGGATTCTTAATCTTTAGCTTAGACATCGTACGGTCAAATACTTCTTTAACACGTGCTGGTGACTCTTGATAGTATCCTGGCAGGTAGACTTCTTTTACGGCCTCACGTGGATTTATCTTTTTTAATAGTGGGTTCTTATTGTTCTCTTTAAGCATATTGTCAAAATACTTAGTAAAATCTTTAGCTAGTCCCTTTTGCTCTGCAGTCATTCGTTGATTTAATTTTCCAAAAGTATCACCGGGAACATTAGGGTTACCCCTTTTTTGCATCCAGTGCATTATATCTTGTCCCTGCTTTGCAGTTATCTCACCATACTTTTGAGTATATGCTTTTTGCTTCTGATCCCAATCAAAATTATGCTCTGCTGTTCTTTTCCATGATTCACCTAAGCTTTCTTTTAATAATCCATGTAGCTTCTTAGATTTTGCTCGAGACTCAGGGATCCCTTTAAGGTACTCTGACAGTCTCTTTCCACCTAGGCTTTCAGGAACTATCTTCTTGGCTAATTTTGATGCGGTTTCGAATCTAGCTTGTTCTGCTGCTTTTTGTGTTGCGGTCTCTATAGATGTTTTAGGTTTACCAATAATAGGTTTAGTGTAAGCTTTTGCTTTTCTTCCAGCTGCATGCATGAGGTCCATGCCAAAAAGGAGCGCTGCATCATCACCTACCTGTTCCGCAGTTGGCAACTTAATCTTCCCTTCAGCAATAGACTCAACCACACCTCTTGATCCTGTCAGAGCTCCAAGTTGTGCACCCTTATTTGCAAGGTAGAATCCTGGCTTAGTATTAAGTATCTTACTTACACCTGGTATCTTCTTTAATATTGGAATAGATTTACCTAACGCAGGAGCAGCAACACCAAATAAACCACCCATTGCTCCAGATTGTGCGGTAGCAGATGATACGTTTTTAGCTGATTCTAAGAATCCTTGGAATGATGCAGTACCGCCTTTATCAACATAGTTCTCATATTCAGCGAACGATTGCTTTATTAGCGTTGGAAGTGCAAGCATTCCTGCTCCACCACCTATAATTCCACCTACACCTGCGCCACCCACTGTACCAGCGCCAGGTATAACAGATCCTGCAACGCCTCCAATAACCCCACCAATTGGAGTACCGATAGATTGACCTAATTGCATAACTGGAAGATCACCAAGAACCTCACCAGCCATCCTAAGATAATGATCTACCCATCCACTTTCTTCTTCAGGAAGATCATCCTTAAGGCCCCAAATATGTTTTATAGGTTTACCAGTTGCACTTTTAAGCCAGCCTTTCCTAAAAGATTGATACATAGATGCAGTTTTTGGATTAGACTTTACATTATTCTCGGCCATATTATAGAAATCATTTTCTGAAAATCCAGTAGCCTTTGGTGACTGCTTAGTTGATGTACGAGGTTTTGCCATATTCATAAAATCATTTTCTGATATAGTTGGTGCAGCTTTCCTAGAAGGCCTTATACTAGCTGATCCACCTGCTAACTTGAGAAATTCAGATTCTGTCATAACGATTCCTTATTTTGAAATATTAAATCCATATGAACGAGCTAATCTTAATGCTTTCTGCATGTCACCACCAGCCTCATCAGCAAAATATTTAACCATATCTGGAGTTAGCTTGTCACTTAATATAATTTTTTGAGACTTTTTATCTACACCTAACATATCCAACATCTTCTTTGCTTCTTTTTTGTTCACATCTTTAGATTGAAACCCTTCTTGAAACAGACTCTTCAATTCTTTAACATGCTCAGGATCAGTCTTTGAGAATTCCATTGGATTAGGTGCAGCTTGCTGCTGTTGCTGCATTAACGCTTGTTGTTGATCTTGAGTTGGTGTAGCCGCTCCTAATGGTTCTTGTGGTTGCATAGGTTGCGGTTGCTGAGCTGGAGACATCCCCAAAGATTCACCAATAGTTTGCTGATTTGGATTCCTTAAATCTTGTTGCCATTGTTGCTGAGCCATACTTGGAATAGCTGCCGTACCTGCTTGGTATTCTGGGTTATCTAGCGCCTCACTTAACATATCTCGACCTGATCTTGCTATAACGTCAGCATCACTCTTTGAGTATCCACGCCCTTGTAGTACAGCAGAAATATTATTCAATTTAGCTTCCTCTTTATCCATCTTGCCCTTTGCTACCATTCTAGACTGGGAATACCTCAAAAAATCACTAAGATAGTTTTGCGGTAACCGCGCCAATGCTTTAGATTCTTTCTCACTATAACCTTGAGTCTTAAGCGCCTCTGATATTGTCTTCTCCTGTTCTTTTTTTTGCTTTTGTTTTATTTTATATGCCCCATATAATCCTAACCCTTCAACAAGAGTGTTTCCTATTTGCGCTCCAGCAGATTGATTAGTTCTAGGTATAACTTGTATAGCCATTTTTTCTCCTTAAGTTCACATTCCACCAACATATGCTTTAGCTAACATCTTCGCAACATCACCAGCCTGACCATACAGTCCTTGAGTCGCAGGCCTAATAACTGGTTGAAATGATGGCTGCATTGCAAATCCACCCAATGCCCTCAAATCTGGACGCTGACGCTGTTGAATCTGTGACAGCAAATCAGATCGCTGAAGACTTTGAATCGCTTGATTCATCCTAAATTGACCGCCCTGGAACTGTGTTGCAGCTGCACCTAGTTGACCCTGAAGCCCAATATTTTGTTGCTGAGTCTCAAGGCCACCCCTATCAAGATTATACTGAGACTTCATTTGCTCACCAAGTGCTGACAAATTTCCCGTAAGATCAGCTCTTGCTCTACCTAAAGTTGCTGCAAATCCAGGAGAGGTAAGCGCACCTTTACCCATAGATGAAAACCGTTCTGCCAGTGCTGGCACATCCTGTGTCTGGAACTTTCTTTCAGCTGCCGCCTTCATAGCATCTATATCTATATCTGGTAACTCTCTAAACTGTGGCTGCTGAATTTGAGGAAAGCCACCAGGCATTAACTGCTCAGTTGTTGGAATCTCCTGCACAGGTATTTCTTCTGGTTTGTCTGTAAAGGCCTCCTCAAAGTAATCAATTAATTTTTCCTGTGTTTTAAATTGCTTTCCTGTCATTGTTTGAATCTTTTGAAGCGATTCTGGTTTACCAAATATCACTTCACCTATCCTACGAAAGAACCTTCTTAGCCTTCCTGGCCTTTTTCTAGACATAATATCTCCAACATTAGTTATAAATTAATACAAATAACCGCTAAGATAATCCTAGACTTTGTTATTTTGTTTTTCAAAAAGAGGTGCACTAATGGCAATAAATACAGATAGAGGATCATTTTTACCAATATCTCCAATTGTTGATCCAGGATTTATACAAAAAATGGATGTTAATGGACGAGAGTTTAAAGAATTAATCGTAGAATTGAGAAAGGCAATAAGAGAAGTAATAACAGTACTCAATAAAAAAACGACTGGTAGACATGAGTTAACCGAGTTTGTTACTGGCTCAACATACTTTTCAGACCCAACACTTAACTCTACTACTCCACGATTTCCTACTCCAAGACAAGAGTTTTTAATTACAGTAAATTTTGGAGCACTACCAAATACTGCATCAAAATCAGTTGCACATGGAATAATATTCCCAAGTCCAAACACATTAAAATTTGTTCATATACATGCTACTGCAAACGACCTAACTGCACCTGCAGCACTAGAAATACCTTATTCTTCACCAGTTTTAGTTAATAATATTGCCATAGATGTAGATGGAACTAATGTAACTATAACAACAGGGAGCGACAGGACAGCTTTTACAGAATGCTACGTTGTGTTAAAATATATCAAAGATTAAAATTGCTCTCCTTTTTTCGCTGCGTCGCTTTTGTGGCGCAGTGTTTAATATTCTTCTATAGGCGATGCATGAAATAATATCGCATGTAAAGTAAAGCCCTCAGATGTTATATTCACATCCCTCATTTGGTCATCATTCCAATACAATCTCAACTGTATGTTTTCACCTTGCGCCTGAGTATAGACACCATGCCAGAACCTCTTCTGGGAAGCTTCCATTGGTCTTAAAGAAAAAGGAGATAACTCTAAAACCGAAGTTCCCAGAATGGCTCCAGTAGCAAGACCGTCGTCTCGCAATGATATCCCAGAAGCAGACGGAATATAATCTACAGTAATCTCACTATCATCAACCTTATCAACAAAAAAATCAGCCTTATTTATACTTGATTGTATGCCTGCACCAGTATAGAAATTAAATCTTTTTGTTTTTATATCAATTTGACTAACACGAGTTATTGTTCCTTCGCCAGTGTATGTACCAGTGACTTCAGGAGCAAGATCTATAGTAAACGTATCAGTAGTTAAAACATTTACCTTAAAATTTTGATCATTAAGCTCTGTTATACCTTTACATCCGCGTATAAATATCCAATCTCCGGATTGAAAGTTATGATTTATTGCTGTAATTGTTACAACTCCAGAGGATTCTGTTATATTTGTAATCTGTAAAGATTGAGCATTAAAGGTAATATCTGGTGAGGTTATAAATGTAAAGCCTTCTTGGTTTCCTGCTAATGGTGTCCTATATGCCTCTTCAAACATATATGAATCCCATGACGTATCATACGTTTCCCACGGAAGATCCATATCTTGCCATTGCTTATCATCACTATAATAATAATATCCAAAAGTAGTAATACTATCATCAAAGAATGCCCAGCTATTAGATCTATAATTATAGGCTAAAATTCTAGTTGGATATTTAGAGCTTCCTGTTCTTCCAGGGATTGTCCAATATACCATCTCAGCTCTATAGTCTCTTATGCCATGAACGCGAGATGGGCCATCATCATCATTGTGGAACTTAAATACTTCATCAGGTATCTTAGCATCTATACGCTCTACATTGTATCCGTTACAGGCATGTATTCCGTTCTCACCTACAGCTAGTATTGCTGAGTCAAACGCAACTGCGGAAAATGTAGATTCTGCACCAAGTTCTATATTTATTTCACGCCATGCAAATGGTAGTACCTCATTAGAAGTGTATATCAGTTCCCATGTACTACGCTCAAAGAAAACAATTAGTCTATCCTTAAACTCGTATGCACTTACAATCGCCTCTTGAGTAGGGCAATCAACAAATCCACCATTCCCATTAGGCTGTTCAATGAATGCATCAGCTGCAAGAGGGCTACCTATATGTGAGTAGCGACAACGGTTAGAGAATATTTTACTATTTGCTCCACCAACTTGCTCTAAAGTATTCAAAAGTAAGAGCCTATCATGAAATTGCACCATAATCTTACAAGACTCAATAGTGTCGGTTCCGCCAGCTATGAAGTCAGGATTAAATGATGTCCAGTTAGTGCCATCATAATAACGCATTTGATCAGCTCTAACATAATTAGTAGTAAATAAAAGACGTATATCTGGAGTTACCCCTCTATATGTAATACTCCAGAAAAAATCTTTATCATCACCTGACCATTGAGCATCTCCTGGAACAGTCTCGCCATCAAGCCTTTCCCATGCATTGGAGGATATCTCATATGCAAATCTAGTGTCAAATGCATAAGTAGGCTCATCATTTATAGCTGCAGACTCATAGTTCGCAAAGCCCATGACGGGCAACGCAGGATAGAAATAAACATCAGTAGCCGCCAATGACCCTTGAATGTCATATGCGCCAGTACCCGTGTTAAATGTATAAGTAGTTGCTGTTGAGCTTGTAGTCAACATATCTGCGGCACCAGCGGTTACTACCGTGAAAAACTCGTCACCAATAGTAAACAACTGTCCCACTGCTCCAATGCTGACTGCACCGCCAGGAACAGTTCCTGCTAGATCGCCTGAACCGTTTGTTGTTCCAACCTTTATCCTTAAGCGTGATTGATCTTGATTAAAACCAAAAAAGCCACCTGTACCAACAGCACCAAATCTTTTCCTTACTCTGCCCCTATAGATATATGCATTCTTTAATTCAGCGAAAGCAGTATCTGGAATTAGCCATGGCTTAAGGTCTTTCTGTAAGCCACCATCAAATGGTGCTATGAGAAACTTATCAGCCATATTAAATCCCTATAACAAGATATTCAAATCCAACGGTAGCTGAGCCTGTAGTAGACCTATTAGAAGCATAAACACGTATCGTTCCTGGAAGTGTAAACGAAGTTGCCCTTATTGATTTATCAACATCAGTAGTAAGCGCATCCGCTACTGTTAGTTGTACACTATATATAGCAGTAAATGCAGGTATAGTTGCAGCGACTGGCAACACAAATGTATCATCTCCTGTTCCACTATCCGAGCCCCACTTTATAAGTATCCCAGAAGGCAACCTAGTCCATCCAGTTGCTGCTCTTGTAGCTGAAGTAAACTCATATACTGTGCCATCACCACGCTGTACAAATAGCTCTGGAACAGAAGTTAAGGCTGATTGTTTAGCGTAAAGTTGCATTTCTGTTAATACTGCTCCTGGATCAGCAGCTTGTTCCGGGAATGATATATGAGTATGCTTTCCCTCATCCGCAAGATCAAAAGTATAATGATTTATATCAAACGCAGACTTGATAGCCGCAAAGTTATTAAGAATATCGTTTTGAGAATCTCTAAGCTTATCTGTTGGTTGTGGAATCGAGTTTTTATATGACATTTTTTAATCTCCTATCTACTAAATGGAGATCGATTTAATGCGACCCCACTATTAAATACTGTATTGACCTTACTCCTAGATTGCTGATTAACGTTTCTTCTGTTAACCAGTATCTCTTGTTTTTTAAATTCAGGCATCAATAGCGCCACACTGTCTATATCCATTCTATCCTGATAAACCTTAATGGCTGCACCATGTGCTATATACTGAGACCACTGATCTAAGTCAGGGCTCTGACTGTTGCTCAATAACTCTGTTGGCAGCTTAAATGCTTCTATATCTACACGATATGCCTGATCAGGTACTGGTCTAACATAGAACTTATTATTGAAATACAGAAGAGCTTGAGGTTTAGACGCTAGATACGGTCTTGTTTGGCTATTTATTGCTACACCAGATGCAGGAGCTACGGAAAAGTCTAAATCATATTCACCGGTTACATAGTTTATTGTACCAATTCCAGACCCACCAAGTAGTGCCGTTGTTCCAGCGCCACCAACAAAGTCATGCAATTCCAAACTATTATTATTTGCATCTATTGAACTAAATAAATTGTTGTTCTTTAATATTGGAAATGAGGCAAGCGTGCCACTAAAGTTAGTAGTAAGCCCATCGCCATAAGCCAAAAAATTAAGAGTTGTTTCATATGGATATGCTGCATAAAAATCTTCCCTGTTTTGATAAAATGGTACTAGTTGTCCTGCTATATATACTGGTGCTTCAAACGTAGTATATTTATTCTTGAAGTCATCTAGTTGTGTTGCTGGGTTATCGCTATCATACTCATCTACATAAGGTTCAGTATAGAATGTGAAAGTTGTTTTATTTGAAAACAAATATAAGTTTTCAGGCATATCAAAAAGGATAAATGTGTTTATATATTCATCTATTTCTGTGTCTGTTATCTGTGCTGGTGACTGACTTCTTGTTAGCCTTCTTACTTTTATCCGTATTGCTTCTAGACTAGAATCTGCCATCTTTCTCCCTATCTATTTAATTTTTAATAATAAATTAATAGCGCAGACATCAAATGCCAGATTCTATTAATTTAAACTATCTAGCATTCTTAGGAGCATAACCCCTTGATATCTTACTCATATCTACATCTTCACCAAAATCATCTCTCTCAAATGAGTATCGATTTGATATAACAGCTGAACGCCTAACTGGATTCTCTAAATCAGTTGATCCTGGATATGATACAAATTTACCACTATCTCTAAGATGTGTAGCCACTCCACGAGGAAGCGCATAACGATGTCCATCAATAAGCATAAATTTTTCAACTGGATCACCATCCCACTTATGGAAGTCAAACTTTATATGGCCACCTTCAACATCATGATTCCTAAAGGTACCAACTACTAGCTCTCTATCTCTTAAGCGTAGTCTTTCCATTTTAGTTACAGTGTTTTCTGGTGCAGGAGGCGCTTTAATTTTAACCTTCTCCTTCTCTTCGAGCTTAGACTCTAAGGCTTGAATCTTTTCTAAAAGACTCTTCATGGTTGGTTGCTTATATTTAGGCTTTATAGTTTTTGTTTCTATTTGTGGTTTTTCAATGTTTTTTTCTACTGTTTTATTTTCTGGCATTCTATTACTCCAAAGTGAGGGAGGCAAAAAGCCTCCCTGTCCATATTATTCGTTATTAACATCAAGTGCTTTACCGGCTCTCCAGTAAATAACATCATTAGCTGCTCCTGCTGGGCTTGTTGTACCCGCTGCAAGAACCATGCCAATATATGCTGTGTTATCCTTAGAGTCTCCAAAGCCACCCGCTGCTACCATAGAAGAACCAGCTCCTACAGGTATAATTTTAGCGTGTGTAAATGGAACACCTGTTGTTAAAGGCCATGCAAATGTTGTGAATGTTCTTGTATCTATATCAACTGTAATTGTATTATTAGTAGTTGATATAGCTGTGATTGTACCTTCCATACCATCAATCTCAGTCATTCCGTAATCAGCCTCAACATTAAACTTGACTACTTGACCAACTGTGTACCCGTGAGTAACAGTTAATTTAACAACTGCTTGTGCAGCTTTAGAGATTGAGGATATATAACGCGATCTAGGATAAAAAATAGGATCCCATTTCACCTTATAGAATGAAAATGTAGTACTGTTAGCAATCACAGGTGCATATGTAAGATCAACACTTGTATTGGCAACTATAGTATCAATGGTGAAATCTACACCACCAAACTGTAATGCACCTACAGGATCAACTAATCTAATGACATCGCCTGCAACAAGTCCTGCAGTTGATGTCATTGCAGCTACACCTGTAGCACCTGTAATAGTTGTACCTGTTGTGTTAATAGCTGTAAGAGGATCACTAGAAGTATCTATTCTGGTAAACCCACCAGAGGTCATAACACCTTTAGTTATAGAGTCATCGGCTGCTAGCTTTGTATATATAAAGCCAGTATCATCAGCCATTCCTCGTTGCCATTTAAATTCTACACCAGTTGCAGCACCGCCGGCAGCTGAAACGGTATAGTTATCTACTTCAACCCAATCTACGTCAGCACGTAAAACTAGGGTCTTCGCATTTCCATCAGCGGTAAAACTACCCTGTTGGATTATTGTTCCGTTCGACATAATAAACCCTTATGCTAATATCGTGCAACGTAATTTAACTATCCAAGCATCATTCAAGATAACTGGAGCTTGACGCATCTTATATGCAAGCGTGCAGTATTGCTCTAGAGCATCTGCATATCTTGGTGGATGATAAATAAGATCCTGACTAAAGTTATTTTGTTCTATAACAGCGTAACTTTCCATTCCTGGAATGAAGATCTCATATACGTCATTACCGTTCATCGAAGAGTTTGGAACTATCTTACCTTCAGAGGACAAGAAGAATCTAATGTTTCCAGCTTGACCCCACTCTGAATTTGCAATGTTTCTTTGATCTGGATATTCAGCTTTATGGGTAAACTTAGCAAGAGCTTCAATATCAGAACTTAAATCTGTATGTGCAAACGCAAAGTACGAGTTTCTTTGAGGAGCTGTACCAAACTTATCTTCTGCTTCAATCTTTTGTCCAATAGTCCATGCATTATTGCCTAACATTGTTTTTGTGACTTTTTGGATATCAGAATACATTAGATTTGTTGGGTTATCTCCGTTTACACCACCTGTAGCATTAATCTGTGTAGCTGTAGCAGATAGCATTTCACGAATCAACTCATCTTCTGTTCTTCTCATAGACTCACCAAGAAGCTTCACATGCTCGTTGAGCACAGGATCTTGGTTAGTAAGAGTAACAGTCTCTGTAATTTTTACATATTGCCCGTATGTTCTGAGAGTAGCATCAACGTCTACTTTTGATGTTGGAGTTGGAGGTATCTCTACACCCAAATCTTCATCAAGAGGAGTTGTTGCTGTTGGCAAGTTATTGTATCGCCTTGCTCTCCAAGTTCTACCCGCTTTGTCAGGCATAACTTTTCTCAGCGCTGCAATACCATGGATTAAGTTAGGAAGTTCAATAGACAAAAGTGTTTGTTCAAACCAAATCTGGACTGGCGCTGGAAGCATACTAGGACCAATTACATTGGACGCCATAGCGTTTCCTTAAAATGATAGTTTTTATTATTACAATACACCGGATGACGAATCCATTACGTCTGGATGACGAGTCCATTACGTCAAAAATATACTACAGGCCAGTATAATAAAAATCAAAAACAGAAAATGGGGTGCCCATGCACCCCAAACACTTAAGGTAAATCGGAGGAAATAATCAATAGTTCATTGAAGCTAGTTTATTTCTTCTTCTAAGTTCTGCTTTAACCTCAGGTGTAAGGCCACCCTCAAACAGATGTGCTTGAGTTAAGGCACCTGTGCTACTCTTGCCACCAATGCTATTAGTAGGCACAGGTTTTGCTATGTTCTCACTTATAGTTTTCTTTTCTTTTTCATGTGGATCTTCTTGGTATATGCCAAACTGCTTGATCACACGATATAAAGATTTATACTGAGTTAACTTATTCGGATCAGACCCCAAACTGCGTGCTATTTCAGGATACTGGTCTATTAATTTATCTATATTCTTCTGGGTCATTACCTTTTGATAATCATGGTGATCCATACGTAACTGAGAATTTATCAAAACTTCCTCAGCTTCACGCATCTTTTTATCCATCTTATCAACCTTGGTGTAAACTCTATTAAAGTCACTAGGCTCAACTATATCTTCTTCTCCGAGGAGATATTCGCTTTCTGTTTTTTGATTATTAACTGTTTGTTTTTGAGTTTGCGCAATACGGAGCGCTTCAAGCTCCCTTGCTTGAGCTTCGATTGTTCTTCTAGCTTCTTCGTTAGCTTCTCGCATTTTCTGCAAGTTAACATCCTTTGAATTTTGTGCAAAAGCTTCGTTAGTAGTGCTCTCATTTTCTATACCCTCATTTGTTAGTTGTGGTTCTTGTTGAATATTTTCTTCCATTGATTTCCTTTAATTTTTAATACTTTTGTTAATATCGTTTGCTAGTTTCTGCAATTTTCCAGCTTCATGATCAAGTAAATAATCAACATTTGCCTTATTGAAGCGTGATGGATCAAGTTTATAGAATACAGAGTTAGTCTGATCTGGTAACACCCATAAAAGTTTAAGCTGATCCTTATCTTTCTCATAATGCATGACAGCTTGACTAAAATGCGGATTAGGACACGTCCTAGTCGCATTAATATATGGATGAACAGGATCAAGCGCCACCCTCTCGATCTTTATGAGTATCTCTATAAAAAAGTCGCCTTTATGTTTCTGTTTGCCCCTACGCTTAGTCTCCTCAATTATCTCTGGCATTGACCCAAAAACATCTTGTGCTGCCTCTTGAATTGTATCATGAGGTTTATTTTTCTTTGCCTCTTGTACTGCGTCTGTAAGTATTATCTTTTTACCATCTTGTATTGCCATAGTATCTTTCTCCTAAGTGATTTAATAAATGATAACCTAGAAAAGGATATGATGAAAATATTGGCAATTGACCCTGGAACACGATTCGCTGGCTACGCTGTGATGCAAAAAAAAGGACGCTCAATACAGCTTCTAGACCATGGATTACTAAAAATTAAAACCACAAACGGATGGACACATAGAGTAGGAACATACTACGATTTCTTCTTAAAGAAAATACAAGACCATAAAGTAGAAGATCTATGTTTCGAAACCCCATTCCTATACAGAAATCCATCTACCTTTATGAAACTAGGTTACATAAGGGGTATTAATTACCTACTAGCACATCAATTTAATTTAAATTTGCATGAATATTCACCATCAGAAGTTAAACAGGCTACCTGCCTTAAAGGGAATGCCTCTAAGCAACAGGTAGCTTGTGCAGTATATAAGTATTTCCCCACTCTAGAAAGATCACTAAAAGATGATATCACTGATGCAATCTCAGTTGGACTATGCAGGCTAGTCGCTAATAGACTCTATAATAAACCCAGCTAGCGATACACCAGCACTAACAACTGATACACCTGCGCCAACTAAGACCGTAACAAGTTTTACAACATCCCTTGGCGTAAACCCACCACACCGTGTTGTTGCTCTATTCTGTTCTGTGGCGAGCCGTCTTTCTCGACGATCTTCCACACTATATCTTTCAATGCGAGTTTTCTTTTTTTTAAGTTTTCGCATCTTAAATCTAGCAGGGAACATACTTGTAGAACACAATAAAAGAATTAATATAATTCTTTTCACGATGAGCCTCCTTCTATTAAAGGATAAAAACATACTATCTATAGGGTAACATTAATTAAATACAGATTAATAGAAAACCCCCGAAATTAATCAGGGGCCTAGGAATACAAATGTTTTTACTTGCGTGATTTAGATCGTCGTCGATTGCGTTTATTAACTGTTTTTCGTTTATCGCACTGGGAAGTAACTATATTACCCAATAACTCTTCTGCAATCTGTGCCGGTAATCCGTTATCACGTATCATAATAGGCATCTAAATCCTAATATTTTGAACGAAGTTTGCCTCGTCTAAGTGGCTTCATATCTTCTTTTATTTGAGAATCTATTTGCCTTATAGAGTCATCCATCATTCCACCTGTGTATCTAGGCATCATTGGAAAAGCTTTTCTGAATGCGTTTTGGTCCATTCCAGCGTTCCCAAAACTAAATACACCTGGGTTATAATTATTGCCGTAATATTTCTTCTTTGCCATGTCGGCTCCTTGTAGAAACTACCCTTTCGGGTAAGGTTATACCCCTAACTACAGAGGCTTGTTTAATCCATTATACATTTGCAGGCTGCCCTACACCACTTTCGTTTTTAGTTTGATCCTGGTTATCTCGCGATATCTGTTTAAACATAGATTGCTCTAACGGTGAAGGCGTAGCTACATCTACTTTTTCAGGTACACTTTGCTGGCTCAATAAACCTGAAAGCTGTAGAAGTTTCTCAATCTGCGCCAACTTAGAGTCATCAATCTCTGTAAGAGTCTTAGCCATATTAAGTATAGCCTGTTGCCTATCTTTCTCAGCTTCAGCCAACCGCTCAATAGCAAACGCTCTATTTTCAGGCACCCTGCTTGTTCTTTCAAGCGCCCATCCAAGATCTGCTTTAGCTTTAGCCTGCATAGCTTCAATCTGAGCACTAACAAGATCAAGCTGTGACTGCATTTGCATCTGCTGTATCTGCGCTTGCTCTTGTTTATCTCTAGCAACAGCTTCCAACAACTCTGTTTTATTTTGAACAGTAAGTGCTTGTAGTATACTCTCGTCAGGTATAGGCACACCCATCTCTTTAACATGTAATAACTGTGCTAACTCTAATTGTCTCTGTGTTGTAGTGTTTACACCTTCTTCTATTGCAGAATCATACTTGCCAAACGCTTTATGGTAAAACTCTTCCGTAGGCTCCTCATCAATGATTCTCATTACCTTACCTGCCGTAAAGTTTCTCTGCACAATCCTAAGTATAATTGAGCCTAACAACTTTTGAGACCTATCTAAAAGATCAAATAATGGCCTAAGTGTAGTTAATGCTGCACCTTGCCTTAACTGTGATAATATCCCTGCTTTGTCATCAGTTGCGCTGCCGAGTAGTTCTTCGTTAACTCCCGATATTTGGGGAAGTTCGTTAGCCATACTCTCTGAAAGTTGGAATGTAGATTGAGGGATAACTGGAGGATCCTTAAACATAATATCTGTTATCTCAGCATCATGCTTTAACACCATTATCTGCCCAGTATCCTTCTTGAACACATCATCAAAATTAACTAATGCATCCTCTTTAACTATGATACCTGTATTTATCTGGCTCTCAATAAGATCATTCTCATTAGCCTTTCTCCTATTGTAGAGCCATTGAGCGTCCCTAAGGTTTCTAACCATCCCTTGAATTCTATTGCAGATATCATCAGACTCAGGCCTATAATAAGCCAACACAGGCACAAAAGGATAGGTATCTATCCCTAAAGTATTACGCCCATCATAAATAACATTACCCTGAACAACTAAAGACAAATTAACAGTAGGTATCTCCTGCTCAACAACTTCAATCTCAGGAAAGAACGATAAGTACTCTAATAAATCTTCCTCAGACCCTGTCCATTCTTTACTATCACCGTTCCTCCTATCTACAAGCAACAACCTCTCTCTATATGTCCTATAGTAAAATTCATCATAAGTTAAAAGATTACGGTTACCATTAGTAAGATTCTCAGGCATATATGGAAACTTACCATCACGATCCTTCTTACCGCATGAGAACATAACCTCGTCTTTAAATCCTGGTAGTAACGATGCACATTCTTCTCTTGTTAAATATGACCGTTTGAGTATACCATTACAGTCAGATAGATCAGATTTCCTAAAGTATGGATCTATAATGAAACTATTATACTCGCAACGATCCACCTTGATATCACCTGAAATAGGGTCATCTCTGTAATCTACCCATACCTGAAGCAGGTTCATACCTGTAATTAGTGCTCCATGAAATGCATCTGACACAGTCTCCAAAACGCTTTCATTCTTGTTTATCCACATCATTATTTTAGTAAACTGATCTGCTGTCTGCTGTGAAGCATTCTCTATAGGTATAACAGTAGTAGAGTTCCTATTTTGACGTTGATAGCCACTCACCATATTAGGGATCCTGCGCACCCTATTTAAAGATATGACGCTCCTACCATAATCATCGGAATACCCAGGTAGAGACCTAAAGACATGTGGGTCACCCGCCTCTACTCTCACATCAATATTAGCCTCACTCCACCAGGCCTGATTCAAAGTAATTGCATCTGTTCTAAATTTTTCTAAACGGTCCAAAACATCATTGCCACCGTAGCCAGGACCAATGTCTCTATGCACTGACATTTAATCTCCTTATAATTTTTAAGACTATCGGTGCCAATCCACCGAATATAAAACTATACTAAGGCTATCAGCTACTAGGATCGATTTCTAAACCTGTGACTAAATACAAAAAGATTGAAGCTGTGACGAATAGTCACGCGTTCAGTTGTCACCAAACCGTCGACAGATTGTCTACAGTTCAAATGTGTCCTCAAGGGGGAATCGAACCCACCGACCCGCCGTTGCAAAGCGCTCTACCACTGAGTTATTGAGGACTGTCGTTACCGTGATTTTTATACATAAAGAGAGTAATTATACCCTAATTTATCTTCACGCGTCGTAAGACCTCGTCCTTTAGGGAGAGGAGTATGTCAACATCTTAACTTGCTATAGAATCTAAAGCATTGACATCTTTCTCTAATGTCTTTTCAATTTTCTCTAGTTTCTTATCTCCGTCACCTAACCCTTTAGATACTCTTTTTATCTCTAAAGGATCTCTGTTCTTACCATCTATTGGGAACCTTCTACACCCTAAACAGGTGCATCCTTTCTTAAAGTTGCCGTTACTTAATATTTGTTGATAAAGGGTCTTCATTGGGGCTAGATGCTCTTTTAATTGTGGCAACTCAGCCTCAATATACTTAAAGAGTGGTGATAAGTTTACAGCATATCTTTGCATTAACGCACTATAGTCATCAACTAACACCTCTCTAAACGTAGTCTCTATCTCATTTCTACCCGGTATTACCTCGTTCTTATCATTTAAATACTCAGATATCCTGTTCGTTCTTAAAGAAATATCATTAATCGTATAGCAAACTATATGCTCTATTGCTCTTTGTAGATCTCTTTTTAAATGTCTCATATTTTTTCCTGATGCTCCTTTATTAAATTCTTCTTATATTCCTGTAAATCATGCTCACCCTCTACTCTATCCATCAAATGATCGAAGTATAATAATAATGCCTCGTTCATACAATCATCAAGTAATAGCTCAGGTGACCCAAACAAAGCGCTCGTTCTAATCTTACGACTACGTGCTAACAAATCAAACTTAGCTTTATCATCTAACTTAGGTATTTTATTATAAAACATATTTATCCTATCTAAATGCTTTTGGCAATACTTTACCTTGTCTACTATTCTTTGCTCTTAGTTTAGCCATATCTATATCCTTCTGTGTCATACCTTCCTTCAAGAGATGTAAT